ATCGCCGGTCTGGTGTCCGGCATATTCGCTCCAGTCCGCGCCATAGCCGATCTTGGTGTCCGCGCCCACAATGGCGCGCACATCCGCCGCCAGCGCCCGCAGCGCCTCGACCGCCGGATAGCTGGCATCGCCGCCGCGCACCTGCGTCAACCCGCGCAGTTCCGAACCGATCAGGAAGGCATCCACCCCGCCCGCCGCCGCACAGAGATTCGCATAGTGCAGCACCATGCGCCGCCAGCCCCAATCCTCGGCCCCGCGCCAGCGCACATCCGTGCCGCTGACGGTGAAATCGTCCGCCGTGGCGCTGCCGAAAAACCCGGCCACCTGCGCGCCTGCCGCCGGTGTGCGGTCGGGCGATCCGCTTACGCCCGGCGCCGGATCGCAGGTGATGCGCCCGCGCCAGGGATAGGCGGGCTGGCCGGCGGCGCCGGTATGGGGGTCGGTAAGCCCGTTGCCATCGGGCACATCCATGAACAGGAAGGGATTGAACGTCACGCAAAGCCCGCGCGCCTTCAGCGCCGCGATGGCCGCCACCACACTGGCGTCGGACGGCGTGCCGCCATAAGCGGGACGCCCATCGCGCTGGCTGACGACATGGGCCGCCGCGCGCGTGACACCGCCCACCGACCAGCTTTCGGGATAGCTGGCCTTGTCCGCCGCCTCCACACAGGGGCGGATGGCGATCTCGCCCGCCCGCAGATCGTCACCGAACCAGCCCACCACCAGCGCCACACTGGAAAGATTGGGGGCCGCGGCGGTCAGCGCGTCCAGCGATGCTTCGATATCCGCCACGCCGTCCGCACCATGGACATTCTGGGCCACGCTGCCGCCCTGGCCGTCGTCGCTGAAAATGGGGGCGTCGGCATAGACGAATTCGCCCGCGCCGGGGATCAGTTGCACGCCGCCCAGCCGGTTCTCCAGGCTGTCCGGCCGGTCGTGCCCAAGGCTGCGGAAAATCTCGAACTGCAACTGGGGAATGCGGTTGCCGAACGCGGCCAGCGCCATATCCTCGAACACCACATGGCAAAGCCCGCGATAGGCCGGCACATCGCCGTCGATGGCGGCGATCAGCGGATCGACGTCCTGGTCCTCGCTGCCGGGATGGAACCGCAGCGTATACTGCGACAGGTCCAGCAGGTTGCCATTGGCCCACACCCGCCCCAGCCGCGTCGCCGCCCCCGCGCACAGGCCCACCGCCAGCGAGATGGAATAGCTGTAGTCCGTCTCGGTCACGGTGGTCGAAGGAGCGCCCTTGCCGCCGTCATGGGTCTTTGTGGTGGTGACGGTCTGCTTGTACCGGCTGGCCCAGATGACCTGGCCCGACAGGCGCACACGCCCGAAGATGCGCGCAATCGCGGCGCCTTCGTTCGAAGCCTGAAGGCTGGCATCGCCCAGCCGCGCGCCGGTGCGCGTGACCTGGCGCCCGGGGGTCAGGGCGGAATCGATCGCCGCGCCCGCCAAGGACCCCAGCGCGCCGCCGATCTGCGCGCCGGAAAGGGTGGCGCCCAAGAAACCGATGCCGCCGAACAGCGAATCGCCCAGCGCCGAACCGGCGACGCCCAGCAGAAGGGAAGCCATGACGATCCTTACGAAGGAATACGGAAAACAAAAGCCAGGCGGCGGCGCCAGAGCGGCGAAAAGGCTTCCTCGCGCACCGCGCGCCCTTGGCAGGCATGGATCAGCGTGCGCGCACCGTCTTTTTCGGCCACGATCCCGCAATGGCGGGCGGGGCCGCCGCGCGCGGCGGACGGCACGCGTCCCATGCGAAACAGCGCCACATCGCCGGGCGCCATGGCGCCGCACGCCACCGCCTCCAGGTGCCGCGCAAGCCCGTCCCGCAACGTCTCGCCGCCGCGCGTATCCGCCCAGTCGGGCGCATAGGGCGGCATATCCTCGGGTTCGGCGCCGTATAAACCGCGCCACACCCCGCGCAGCAGCCCCAGGCAATCGCACCCGGCGCCCTTCACACTGGCCTGATGCTGGTATGGCGTGCCGATCCAGCCGCGCGCGGCCAGAACGATGCGCCGGGCCGTGTCAATTTCCATAACGGCTGCCGCCATCCATGGGCTGTCCGGCGGCGGGCGCGGCCAGCGCCGCATCATTGCCGGGCATGTGGGGAAAACCGCGGAAGTTCACGGCATTGGCGAATTTCACCTTGCAGGTGGTGAACTGCTTGTCGCAGCCGGGCGTGACGGTGAAGCTGTCGCCGGCCGCGGGCGTCAGGCTCATCGCCTGCCACAATTCGATGGTGACGATGCCGCCCGAGACGGCATGCCGTTTGATCTCCATGGCGCGGCCCCGATTGACGCCGTCCGTGAACGTCAGCTTGCCGCCGCTGAACCAGTCGCCGGCGAAAGCATCCAGCCCGCCGGCCGAAAAGCGCCGCGCGTCATAAGCGGCGGCGACCGTGCCGCTGCGGATATCGAGTGTCACGCCACAGCGCCTGTCGCCCAGGTCGGCATCGCACAGATGGCCGAACACCCGGCCCACCGGCTGGTTCAGCGCCTGGGCCAGCCCGCGGATTTCCGCCTGGAAGGCACTGCCGCTGCGCACCACCTCGCCCAGGGTGCCGGCCCGCATCAACACGCGCTGGGCACTGTCGCTCCAGTTCACCCGCCATATCCGGATCGCGGCATTGTCATAAAGCCCGGCGGCAAGGTCGGCCTCGTTCAGCGTGGCCGACGACAGCGCCCCGGTCAGGGTCAGATTGTCCACCGCCAGCCCCAGGCTGGATTCGATCTCGCTGGCGCTAAAACCGCTGACCGCCTCATAGCTGACCCCATCGAAGGCCAGCGGACAGTCGTGATCGGTGAAGCCCTGCACCACACCATCGCGGCGGGTCAGCATCCAGCACCAGCACAAAGTGGTGGCGCCGCCGTCCAGATGCGCCTGCAATCCGTCCGCCAGCACTTTCACAGCAGCACCTCGATCAGGGGAATGGAGGGGATTTCGCCCGCCGCGAAACTCGCCAGGTTGATGGACAGGCTGTCGCTGTCGAAGCGCACCGGACAATCGAAGGCAAAACCCGCCGTGACCGGCGCACCGGCGGCGGGCGCGGTGTCGAAGGTGACGGCGCCGCTGGCCCCGTCACAGGAAAATCCGCCGACGGCTTCGATACCGCCGATCGCCACCCGTACACTGCCGTCCACCGGCTTCTGGATGGCGCGCGTCCAGCGTCCCGCGCCCGAGGCATAGGTCTTGGCAAGCTGAAAGCGCACGGCGGCGCCGTCGCCGGTCCCGATGCGCTGATCGGTGGGCGCGATGTCCACGCCCGGCGCGCAGCTTTTCCAGTCGCCGAAATCCTTGAAGCGGAATCCGTAAAGCCGGCCCATGCGCGCTTCGAAGAAGCCGATCACGGCATACAGATCGTCCAGGGTCTTCAGGCCCGAGCCGACATCGAAGCGGCGGCGCGAGGCGGCCCACACCGCATTGCGCTCCTCATAGCCGGAGCCCAGCGTGACGATCTCGGTCCTGCGCGAGGGTCCGCCGGTGGAATGAAAGGCGATGGACAGGGGAAAACTGATGTCGTGAAAATTCACGATGGAAGACTCCGTTGCGATTGCGGCAGAGAGGGGCGCTACAGATTCCGGTTTCCCCGGGCCACCGCCCGCGCCAGCATCGCCGCCACCTGGCTTTTGGATTTCATGAAGCTTTGCGCGTCCGCCGTAGTGATGTTGACGGTCACAGTCGCGCCCTGTCCGCCCGGCGCCGTATTGGGCACGATCGTCCCATCGCCCGATGGCGTGAACAGCTCCGGCCCTTTCTCGCCCACCAGATAGGTCTGGCCCGCCGTCACCGGCCCGCCTGCCGCGCGCGCACCGGCCACCGGCAACAGGCTGGCCGCCACCGACGACACCAGGCTTTCCACCGGCTTGACGATGAACTGGCTGACGGCGATGCGGTCGAAATCGGCCAGCACCGCGGCCGTCAACTCCGCCATCGACTGGCGCCCCGACAAGGCGGCACTGGCGATGGTGCGCGCCACCGCGCCAAAGCTACGGTTCACCGCCTGCTCGATGCTGCCGGCCGCGCCCAGCACGGGACCGGCGACAAAATCGTTCAGGGCCTGTCCGGCCGAGGCCAGGGAGGCGTTCACGGGATCATCCGTCATCGGGATATGCCTTTATCAATGCGTCCAGACCGGCGCGGGTCATGGCGGGCGCCGCCGGACCGAAATGGCCTTCCACCAGGGCGCGCCACTCGGTCAGCGACAGCGCCCAGAAGGTGCGCGGCGTCAGCCGCAGCCGTCCCAGCCCCAGCTTCAGCAGCTCTGTCCAGGAAAAGGGCCATCGTCCGGGCGCGCCTCCTGTTGGCGCAGCGGATTGCGGTGCAGCCCCGCCGCCTCGAAGGCGCCGCTCACCGCGCGCACCAGCGCGCCCAGATCGCACCCCAGCCGCAACACATCGGCCGCACACATGTCATGGCCGCCGCCGCGCAAAAGCGCCGCCGCCACGATGGCCAGGTCCGCCGCCCGCGTATGGGCCAGCCGCGTCCCCACCTGGGAAAGATCGTCCAGCCCCAGACCGTCCTCGATCTCGGCCAGCGCCCCCAGCGTCAGCAGCAGACGATACTGCCGCCCGCCCGCCTCCAGCCCCGCTTCTCCTCGCGCCCCGTTGACCATCACGCCACCGTAAAGCTCAGCGCACCGGCCGAGGCCAGCGCCAGCGATGCCTTGACCTCGCCGTCATGGGGGCCGTCATATTGAAGCTGGGTGATACGGAACGGCCCCAGCACGGTGCCGAACCCCGGAATCACCACCTGATAGTTCGCCGTGGTACCGTCGAAAAAGACCTGGCGCAGGGCCGCGTCCGAGGCGGCATCCTTGAACACGCCGCTGCCCGACAGGCTGGCCGACTTGACCCCGCCTTCCAGCAATTCGCGCCACATATCGGTGGAATCGGCATCGGTGATGTCCACCGTCTGGGCATTGAACGCCAGCGAGCTGGCCTTCAGGCCCGCCACGCTGGTGAAAGTTTCCGGCGATCCGCCATCGCCGATCTTGATCAGCAGATCCCTGCCGCGCTGGGCCGTCATAGCATCATACTCCTGTTTGAAGAGGTCACAGCCGCACCATCCGGTAGGGCGCCAGCAGCGCCAGCGCGGTTTCGGGCAGCGGCGCCGCATCGCCGCCGCGATGTTCGTAAAGCCAGGAAACGGTCTGCAGGATCGCGCTTTTGATGGGCTGGGGCACATCGCCGGCATCGCCATAACCGGCGGTAAAGACGATGGACACGCCATCGGCCGCGCGCAGGCCGGGACAGGGCGCGGAAAAGAACACGCGCCCGCCGGGCAGATCGACCCGATAGGCGCTTTCATCCAGCACCGCCGCGCCGCCGTCGGCGGCATAAAGCGTGACCTGATCCACAGCGGCCAGCGGCGGCAGCGGCAGGCCGATGGTGCCCTCGCCGATCCCGTCCAGCCACAGCGTCCAGGTCTGGGTGATGAAGGCGCGGCCGCAATGCCATTCGCAGCGCACCCGCGCCGCCGAAATCAGCGCGCCGATCAGGCCGTCTTCGTCATCGCCGCTTTCCACGCGCAGCCACGCCTTGGCCTCGGCCAGCATCACCGGCTCGAGCGCGGGCGGCACCGTCAGTTGAAGGGACATGCATGTCCTCTCGAAAGAAAAAGCCCTGCGGCGGGGGAAAGCACCGCAGGGCCGCGCGGCAACCGCCGCGTTCACGCGGCGCAAGCACCGCGACCTGGTAAAACAATCACAGCCCCGCCTCCCCCTTCGGCGCGTCAGCGCCAGGAAGGGGGAGGTGGCCGGTGCAACGCGAAGGCATGGCCTTCCCGCGAGAGCGGGAGCCATGCCGAGCAAAGTTGCGAAGGCCGGAGGGGGCCCTTTAAGACGCAGAGAATTTCATAAGCTTGATCGCCTCGAAATTCTGTACCCCGCCGCCGACACGCTTGGTGGTGTAGAACAGCACATAGGGCTTGGCGCTGTAGGGATCGCGCAGCACCCGCACCCCCACCCGGTCCACAATCAGATAGCCGCGGGCAAAGTCGCCGAACGCGATCGAATAACTGTTCGATGCGATATCGGGCATATCCTCGGCTTCGGTCACCGGATAGCCGAAGATGGTGGCGGATTGCCCCGCCGCCGCGCCCGGCTGCCAGATATAGTTGCCGCTGCTGTCCTTGAACTTGCGGACCGCACTTTCGGTCTTGCGGTTCATGACCCAGCGGCCGGCCGCGCGGTAGGCCTGCTTGGGCGCATAGGCCAGGTTCAACAGCGCATCGGCCGGGCTGTCCTCGTCATCGACGAAAGCGCCATCGGCGCCGCTGGCGATATAGCCCAGCTTGCCCCAGGCCCAGTTCGCATCCGCGACGTTGGTATAGCTCAGGAACCCTGTCGGCTTGGCCGATCCGTCGCCGTTCACAAAAGCCGCGCCTTCCTGCTCGGCGAACACGATCTGCACCTCGTCGGCCAGCCACTGTTCGATATCCACCTGGGAATCGTCCAGCAACGCCTGGGTCGCGGCCGGCATGGCGTAAAGCTCCATGGCCGGAAAATCCAGCGCCGCCAGTGTCGGCGTGCCGGTCTGGCTGATGGTGCCGGTCTCGCCCACCCAACCCGAGGACGCCCCGGCGGTGGTGATGGGCTTGCGATAGCTGGCGCCGCCGATGGCGCGCACCGAAGCGATGGCGCGGATGGGCGATGCCTGGCTGAGCACCCGGTCGATGGTGCGCTCGATCTCCAGCGGCACGGTGTAACCGCCGTCGGGGTTCGAGCCTTCGCTCATCGCCTTGACCTCGATGTCGGGGCCCTCGCCCTTGCGCACATAGCGGTCGAAGGCGGCCTTGCGCTCCATGGGCGCCGGATCGGGCGCCTTGCGCTCGCCGCCAAGCTGCGGCCGCTGGGCCGCCAGCATCAACGCATCCAGCTTCTGCTTCTGCTCGTGCAAGGCGCTGTCCAGGCGCGCCACCTTGTCCTGGTGCAGCACATCGGCGCTGCGCCGCTCCAGGCCCGCAAGCCGCTCGTCATTGGCCTGTTTGAAGGCCTCGAAGCTGCCCAGGAATTCCTCGAACGCCTGCTTGATCTCAAGGGTATTGGGGCTGTGTTCGACAGCCTTGGTTTCCAGTTCCATGCTTTCTCCTTATGCGCCCCGTGCATCCAAGGCGCGGCTTGCCTGACGAAAAAGGCGCGCCAGATCGTTTTGCGGGCGCGCCCCGATGGCCGTGACCGTGGACCCGGCGAGCAACGGGAAGGTCACGACCGAAATTTCCCAAAGCTCGATTTCCAGAAGCGTGCGCGCGGCTTTCCGAACGGAGGAGGGCGCGCCACGGCGCGCCCGTAAGGTGCGAAAGCCGATGGACAGGCCGTTCAGCGCGCCATCGCGCAGCAGCGCGGCGATATCGCGCGCCTGCTCGACATCGCCCGACAGGCGCCCGCGCACATAAAGACCGCGCCCATCCTCGGCGATCTCTTCCCACACCCCGATGGGGGCATGGGTGAAGTGCTGATACAGCATGCGCACCTGGCCGGGCCCGCGCCGCCGCAAGGATGCGGCAAAGGCGCCCGGCGCCACCGTGTCGCCGCCGCCGTCGGCCACGCCGAACAGCGACGCATAGCCTTCGAACTGATCGGGCCCCAGCGGCGCCAATCCGGCAATGGTGCTGCGCCGCGCCAACGGGCGGCGCGCATAAGCAATCTGCACGGTCATGACTTTCCTTGTCGATCCCCTCCGGCGTTCGCACGCCGGCGGCCGCAGGGGGTGGCCACCTTCCCTCCGGCGTGCGAATGCACGCGAGGGGAAGGCGGGTCTTCCTTGCTATCGGTGCGGCCGGTCCAGCTTGCTCTCGATCCGGTCCAGGCTTTCCTTGATGGCGCGCACCTGTTCCTCGACCACCGCCACCTTCTGGATGGCGGCCTGGTCGGAGGCGACGGTGCGTTCCAGGTCGGCGATGCGCTCGGCCGCGCTGCCCGCCCAGAACAGCGCCCCCGCCGTCTGCAACAAAAAAGCCGCCACAAGGGCGGCCGGTATGCGTTTTTCCGGCCTGCCCGCTTGCGGGCCCGGCTGGAAGGCGTCGATGGCGCTCATGTGCTCACATCGTTTCCCGAATAGGTGATCGCGGCAGGAGCAAAATCCCACGCGCGCAAAATCTTCAGCGCGCTTTCCAGCGCGTCCTTGACAGCGCCCCGGCGGATCGCCTCCACCATCTCGCCGGTATTCAGCGACACCGTCGCCGCCTGATGGCCGCGCGGGCCCGGCAGCGACAAGAACAGCGGCACCGAATTCATCACCCCCGTGACCACGAACTCCTGAAACCATTTTTGCCGCACGATCCTGGCGGCATGGCCCACCAGCATCAGCCCGATGCCGGTGGACAGGTCGAAATCGTCCGATATGCCCTCGGTCTCGACATAGGCAAGAACGCCCGATTTGTCGGGCCGCCAGTCGTCGCCGAAGATATCCACCGTGCGCCAGGCGCAATAAAAGCCCCGGCACACCGGAAAGCGCGTTTCATCGGCCAGGTGCAGCAGACGGTGCAATCGCCGCAACTGCGCCCCGGTATCAGTTTCATGCCGTCCCACATCCGGCCAGCTTGGCACCTTTTATAAAGTGTCGCCACCTTCCAGCGGCGAATAGCCCGCCGCCGCCCGTTTCTCGTTCAAGGTCAGGAACCGCGCCCCTTCCAGCTTTTCCCACAGCGCCCGGCGTGCGTCGGCCAGCGCCTCCACCGCGTCGGCGTCATAGCCGATACGCAGATCCTCGCCGAAGCGGGGCGCCAGCCAGCGGCTCAGCGCGGCGGCCGTGCGCGCCACCAGCGGCAGCACCGTCTGGCGCCAGAAATTCAGATTGGCTTCGGCATAGTTCGAATAGGTATTGTCGCCGGGAATCCCCAGCAGCATGGGCGGCACACCGAAGGCCAGCGCGATCTCGCGCGCCGCCACGCTGCGCGTCTCGGAGAAATCCATGTCCGATGGGGTATAGCCCATCGCCTTCCAGTCCAATCCGCCTTCCAGCACCATGGGCCGGCCGGCGTTGGCGGCGCCCTGATAGGCATCCTCCAATTCGCGCTTCAGGCGTGTGAACTGTTCGTCGCTCAGGCCGGGCGCCCCATCCGGCCCCTTATATATAAGTGCGCCGCTGGGCCGCGCCGCATTGTCCAGCAGCCCCTTGGTCCAGGCCGCGCCCTGGTTGTGGACATCTATGGCCGCCCCCGCCACCTGGAGCGGCGACAGCCCGTAATAGTCGTCCAGCGGATGAAACAGCGCCGCATGCAGCACCGGCAGGAAGCCA